TAATAGTTCTTTTGGTTACTTTGGAGGTGGTCTTCCTGGTTCAAGATCAACAGTAGACCGTGTAGATTACTCAAATGACACGGCAACAGCATCAACAAAAGGACCATTAAGTGCTGCCAAATATCGTTTAGCAGCAACATCCGCAGAGTCTGATGGATTGTCTTATTCTCAACCATTATCAGCAAATAATCCACTACAAGTAAGACCTTTTGGTTACTTTGGTGGCGGTTCTCCTGGTCCACGTTCATCAGTAGTAGACCGTGTAGATTATTCTAATGACACAGCAACAGCATCACCAAGAGGACCATTAAGTATTGATAGACGGTACTCTGGAGCAACAGGTAATAGTTCTTTTGGTTACTTTGGTGGTGGTTCTGGTCCCAGTTTAACATCAACAGTAGACCGTGTAGATTACTCTAACGACACAGCAACAGCATCAGTAAAAGGACCATTAAGTTTTGCTAGATCTGCTTTAGGAGCAACAGGAAATAGTTCTTTTGGTTACTTTGGTGGTGGTATTCCTTTTCCTTACAAATCAGCAGTAGACCGTATAGATTATTCTAATGACACAGCAACAGCATCACCAAAAGGACCATTGAGTGTTGGTAGAGCATACCTAGCAGCAACAGGTAATAGTTCTTTTGGTTACTTTGGTGGTGGTGGTTTTCCTACTTTATCAACAGTAGACCGTATAGATTACTCTAATGACACAGCAACAGCATCACCAAAAGGACCATTAAGTGGTGCTAGATATGGATTAGCAGCAACAGGTAATAGTTCTTTTGGTTACTTTGGTGGCGGTAGTTCTACATCAATAGTAGACCGTATAGATTACTCTAATGATACAGCAACAGCATCACCAAAAGGACCATTAAGTGCTGTTAGATACTATTCAGCAGCAACAGGTAATAGTTCTTTTGGTTACTTTGGTGGTAGTCTTCCATTTCCAGCAAAATCAACAGTAGAACGTATAGATTACTCTAATGACACAGCAACAGCATCTGTAAGAGGATCATTAAGTTCTGCTAGATATGGAATAGCAGCAGCATCACCAACAGCAAATGGACTGCCTCAATAAATAAACAAAAATCAACTAAACTATGAGTATAATGATTGCTCTTCCGTGTCACGGAGGAATTGTGAGTGAAAAAACTACAATGAGTTTATTTAATCTTGGCAAACTATTAGTCAGAAATAATATACCTCACGGACTTCTCACTCAAGCAAACTCTTCTCTAATAACAATAGGAAGATCTAGGTGCGCAAATTTCTTTATCAACAATACAGAGCACGAATATCTTTTCTTTTTAGATAGTGATATTGGGTTCAATCCAGAAGATGTATTAAAACTACTTTCTCATCAAGTTGATATTGTTTCTGGGGCATATCCTATGAAAACAATACCAATTAGATATTGCTGTGATGTTTTACAACCAGAACAAAGAAAGGGAGATTTGATTAAAATTTCTGGAAATGGTATGGGATTTGTTCTCATTCACAGAAGTGTTTTTAACAATATGGCAAAAAACTTTCCAGAGTTAAAATACACTCCCCCCACAAACGACAGTAGTTATCCAGTATCAGAAGCAGAATTTAATAACTCATATCATTACTTTATGGAACATAAAGAAAACAATTCTTTTATGAGTGAAGATAAAAGTTTCTTCCATCGTTCTAGAATGTTGGGTTATGATATTTGGCTAGATACAACAATCAAACTACAACATATTGGTTCACATATTTTTACGGAGTGATAAAATGAAATCAGGTGCTAGTGAAAGTTCTTATCATTATCTTTCTCAACATTACACATTGCCAGAGGATGTAGAAGTTTCTCATCTTCCCGAAGTTCTCAAAAAATCAAACAAACCTTATAAGATTTTATGGGGACAACACGCATATGATCAACCAGTTTATATAAATTTCAATCACGAAGATATAACACACATTGTTTCTCCATCACATTGGGCTAAGAAGAAACTCATTGAATTTCACAATGTTCCAAAGGATAAAATCACAGTCATTCCAACTGGAGTGAGCGATAGTTTTACTTTTAGTGAGAATAAGACAAAGACCTTTATTCATACTTCTATTCCTTATAAAGGTCTGGAACTTATGCCAAGCATTATTCGTCTTATTCACAAGAAACATCCAGACGCAAAGTTTAAAATATTTTCGTCAATGTCTCTTTATGGACCTTCTAATGATCCATATATTGAACTGTATGAAGAACTTAAGACATTACCTAATGTAGAATATTCTTGTGCTGTAGACCAGGAAGAATTGGTAAAAAATTATCAGGAGTCTGCTTTCTTTATTCATCCAAACATTTGGGAAGAGACCTTCTGCGTTTCTATGGCAGAGGCTATGAAATGTGGTTGTTATCCAATCATTACTGATATTGGAGCACTACAAGAAGTTGCTGGAGAAAACTTTGCTTCTGTTGTTCCTATTGATGGAATTAGAACACCCCAAAAATATGAAGTTACTGATAACTTCATAAATACATTCGCAGAGGTTTGTTGTACTGCTCTAGATTATTTTGAAGGAGACAGAACTTATTATAACAATATCTCAAAATCACTTTCTAATCACATTTCACAAAAGTGTGATTGGGAAAAAGTTTCTATACAGTGGAAGAAACTTATCACACAAATAACTAGTGGAAAATCTATGACTACCGAAAGCACCGCACTCTCATATCAACCAGTATCAGCTCAACAAGCAGTTACAGATGACCAATATCTTGCTCAAGCATTTGAGAATGTTTTAAAGTGGGAAGAAAGTGATAAAGAACTTGCGCAAGGAAGAACAAACTTCCAGTTAGAAAAGTTTGCTCTTCTTGATACTCATACTCTTCCGGTTGCCTTTGAGAATACTCTCAAGTCAAGAAGGCAAATGGCAGAAGGGTATATGTATAAACTGATTGAAATGAAAGAAAAGGTTCGTGAGTTTGATTATAAGTGGAAAGATAAGGATAGAACTCAACCAATTTTCTGGGAGGAAAGTGGTCCCGGTGGAGGTTCTAAAAAACTGTGTTGGTTTGACTTGGACGAACTTACACTGACTCATTATCTCAAGTCTTGCGAATTAGAAATTCGTGATCGTCTTCATCAGATGCAGCACCTGGATAAAATTCTAGATAAACTTGTAGAAGAAAATGGCGGAAAACCAGTAAGTAGAGAGCAATTCCTTGAAGGAGATGGTCTATATTGGGAACGTCGTTTTGCTGATCAGGCAATGGACGAAATGATTTCTGCTCAAACAGGAATTTCTATCGGTAATCTTCACAGTATGCGTCGTGCTTCTGCTCCAGCTATTGTAGATGAGAGGAATCAACTTCCCGAAGGATATCTGCCACTTAACAAACTTATTGAAAGTCCTCAAGGAAAAATGGACTTCTTAAATGATCTTCAAAGAAAAGTTCTTACAGGAATCCAAGAAGTTACTGGAGAAAACTTGGGAATGATTACTGGAACTTCCGAAGAGCAAAGAAAACTTCAAGGGAACTGATGAACAAAAAAATTATTATTGTTGATGACTTTTATGATATTGCCCACAAATATCATAAAAGTTTCTTTGAAGGTCAATTGATGTTAGAAGAGGAGGTAACCCAAAAAATATCAAATATTTTGGGTCGTAATTTGAAATTTGAACATATATTTAATGAGATTGGATACAAATCTGAAAAAAATAATATTACAGCAAACTTACAGTTTGATTTTATTGCTGTAATTTATTTAACTCTTCCAACAGAATTTGTTTTGGAAAAAGGAATATCCTTTTATAGACATAAAAAAACAGATTTAGAATCTTTCCCAAATATAGAAGAATGTCAATTTAATGGTTGGGAAAGTCCTAATAAAATATTTAATACTGAAGATTTAAATGAATGGGAAGAATACTCTAGTATATTTGTAAAATATAATCGTTGCGTAATCTTTAAAGCAGATTATTGGCATTCTTATGGGAATGGTTTTGGTGATTCCATAAATAACTCAATGCTATACCAAAAGTTACTGATAAAAGATGTCTGTTGATATAAGAGGAATATTTAGTCTCAAACAAGCATATGAGGAGCAAATATCGGGAAATTGGCAAACTCCTGGACCTCCATTATACCCCTATGGTTACTTTGGTGGTGGTCAGTCAGCTTCCACAGAATCGACAGTAGACCGTGTAGATTATTCTAATGACACAGCAACAGCATCACCAAAAGGACCATTAAGTAGTGCTAGATATAGTTTAGCAGCAACAGGTAATAGATCTTATGGTTACTTTGGTGGCGGTATTCCTACATCAGGAGTAGACCGTATAGATTACTCTAATGACACAGCAACAGCATCACCAAAAGGACCATTAAGTCTTGATAGATATAGATTAGCAGCAACAGGTAATGCTTCTTTTGGTTACTTTGGTGGTGGTTATATTAGTCTTTTCAGTATTGATACATCAAGAGTAGACCGTATAGATTACTCTAATGACACAGCAACAGCATCAGTAAGAGGACCATTAATTTTTTCTAGACATCAATTAGCAGCAACAGGAAACAGTTCTTATGGTTACTTTGGTGGTGGTCTGCCATCTTCCGTAGGATCAACAGTAGACCGTATAGATTACTCTAATGATACAGCAACAGCATCATTTAAAGGACCATTAAGTGTTGCTAGACAATACCTAGCAGCAACAGGTAATAGTTCTTTTGGTTACTTTGGTGGTGGTCAGTCAGCTTCCTCACTATCAACAGTAGACCGTGTAAATTACTCTAATGATACGGTAACAGCATCAGTAAAAGGACCCTTAAGTCTTGCTAGAAGTGCCTTAGCAGCAACAGGTAATACTTCTTTTGGTTACTTTGGTGGCAATAGTTCAACAGTAGACCGTATAGATTACTCTAATGATACAGCAACAGCATCTGTAAGAGGACCATTGAGTGTTGGTAGATATCAATTAGCAGCATCATCCTCAGAAGCTAATGGAGCATCATTACCAGCAAATAATCCAATGCAAGTAAGACCTTTCGCTTACTTTGGTGGTGGTGATAGTCCTACTTCAGTATCAACAGTAGACCGTATAGATTATTCTAACGATACAGCAACAGCATCAGTAAAAGGACCATTAAGTTTTGCTAGAAGTGGTTTATCAGCAACAGGCAATGGTTCTTATGGTTACGTCGGTGGTGGTACTCCTTATCCTGTGAAATCAACAGTAGACCGTATAGATTATTCTAATGACACAGCAACAGCATCACCAAAAGGACCATTAAGTTTTGCTAGACTTGGTTCAGCAGCAACAGGAAACTCAAACTTTGGTTACTTTGGTGGTGGTTCTTATGGTTATCCAAATACAGTTTCAATAGTAGACCGTATAGATTACTCTAATGACACCGCAACAGCATCACCAAAAGGACCATTAACTTCTGTTAAATATTACGTAGCAGCAACAGGAAACTCAAATTTTGGTTATTTTGGTGGTGGTCGAAATGATAATTTTTCTCCTGGTGAATATTCAACAGTAGATCGCATAGATTACTCTAATGATACAGCAACAGCATCACCAAAAGGGCCATTAAGTTCTGCTAAAAGGGCATTAGGAGCAACAGGTAATGGTTCTTTTGGTTACTTTGGTGGTGCTGGTACTTATCCTATTCCTACATTATCAACAGTAGACCGTATAGATTACTCTAATGATACAGCAACAGCATCACCAAAAGGACCATTAAGTGCTGCTAGAAGGTATGTATCAGCAACAGGTAATAGTTCTTTCGGTTACTTTGCTGGCGGTTTTTCTCCTATATATTCAACAGTAGACCGTATAGATTACTCTAATGACACCGCAACAGCATCACCAAAAGGACCATTAAGTGTTGGTAGAGGTTACATTGGAGCAGCAGCACCAGAAGCTAATGGACTGACACAATAAATAATAAAAATAAATTTTGTTATGAATCAAAATATTATTGTTATTGATGATTTCTATAAAAATCCAAGTGAGGTTAGAAATTTTGCGTTGAATGCGAAATATCCAAAACAAGATGCTGATGATGACTACACATATCCTGGAAGAAACACACTTAATGGTTTTTATTCTAAAGAAATTCATCAGCGCTTTGAGGATATATTACAAGAAGAATTAATACCTTCACAACCAAATGGATACTTTAGAATTTCTTTAAAGAATGATACTCACAGACAAGACATTCACGTAGATCCTGGATGGAAGTGGGGTGCTGTTCTTTATATATCAAAACCAGAAGACTGTGTGCCTGAAGGTGGAACATCTTTTTGGAGACACAATAATCTTAATTGGGAATTTTGTCCAAGAACTGATGATGAAGCAAAAGTTTATGGATACCCTTCATATAAAGAAGCTTGGTGGACAACTGTTTATGGAGATGGTTTAAATAGATCAAAATGGACAAGATATTTTCTTTGCCCTATGAAGTTTAATAGATTGGTAATATTTAAAACTCACCTCTGGCATTCTCACAATTATAACTTTGGAGATAATTTAGAAAATGGAAGACTGGTCCAACTGTTCTTTTTTAACCCAGTCAGAAAAGACGAAGAATATGAGTGTTATTATAGTTTTAGTTAAATGAAAACATATCATTTTATGGCAGGACTTCCAAGGTCAGGAAGCACACTACTTAAGAGTATATTGGATCAAAATCCAAACTTACATACAAATCCCGTGAGTCCAGTAATGGAATTGATGTATCATACGGAAGAATATTTTAAAAAATCTGAGCAGTATCTTGCGTATGAAAAACCAAAAAATGCTCACAAGATTATAAAGAGTTATATTGAAAACTATTATTATGAAAGAGAAGAAGATATTATCATTGACCATTGTCGTTCTTGGCCAAATAATATTGAAAGAATAAAAACTTATATCACCCCAAATCCAAAAATTATATGTCCAGTAAGAGATATCTTAGAAATACTTACATCTTTTATTGAAATGATTCACCGCAATTCAGATCAAACTTCATTCATTGACGAATACTTAATGGAGAAAGGTTTTACTGTTGATGATGATAATCGTTGTAAGTATTTAATGGGTGATGATGGAATTGTAGAGCAATCACTTTGGTCATTATCTCAGGCATTTATAAAGAATGACACAAAACACTTATTACTTGTAGAATATAATGATTTGGTAAACACTCCAGAAGAAACTTTTAAGAGAATTTATGAGTTCTTAGAGTTAGATTACTATTCTCACGACTTTATGAGCATAGAAAATACTCATAGGGAAAAAGAAGATCAATGGAGTTTAAAGGATATGCATCATGTAAGACAAAAACTTCAAAAGACATCGAAAAACCCAGAAGAAGTTTTATCTTCAGATATTCTAAATAAGTATAGCAAACTGGAATACTGGAAGTATCCCGACAGTCAATATTTAAAGAATGGCATTAACTAATCAACGAGGCATATTTTCTGTAGAGGATGTTAGATTAAGACAAAATACTGGATATTGGCCAACTTCTACCGGATCATTACCAACAAATAATCCACTACAAATAAGACCTTTTGGTTACTTTGGTGGTGGTTTTCCTGGTCCAACATCAACAGTAGACCGTATAGATTACTCTAATGACACAGCAACAGCATCACTAAGAGGACCATTAAGTGTTGCTAGACAATACTCAGCAGCAACAGGTAATAGTTCTTTTGGTTACTTTGGTGGTGGTCTTCCTACTTCATCAACAGTAGACCGTATAGATTACTCTAATGACACAGCAACAGCATCAGTAAAAGGACCATTAAGTATTGCTAAATATAGCCCAGCAGCAACAGGTAATAGTTCTTATGGTTACTTTGGTGGCGGCGCTTTTCCTGTTTTATCAACAGTAGACCGTATAGATTACTCTAATGACACAGGAACAGCATCACCAAAAGGACCATTAAGTGTTGCTAGACAATTCTTAGCAGCAACAGGTAACAGTTCTTTTGGTTACTTTGGTGGTGGTAATCCTGGTCCATTATCAACAGTAGACCGCATAGATTACTCTAATGATACAGCAACAGCATCACCAAAAGGACCATTAAGTGATGTTAGATATTACTTAGCAGCAACAGGTAATAGTTCTTTTGGTTACTTTGGTGGTGGTGCTCCTGGTCCATTTTCAGCAGTATACCGTATAGATTACTCTAATGACACAGCAACAGCATCAGTAAGAGGACCATTAAGTGTTGCTAGATATTACTTAGCAGCAACAGGTAATAGTTCTTTTGGTTACTTTGGTGGTGGTATCACTCCCTCAGAAGTATCAACAGTAGAACGTATAGATTACTCTAATGACACAGCAACAGCATCAGTAAAAGGACCATTAAGTGTTGGTAGATATAGATTAGCAGCAGCATCACCAACAGCAAATGGACTGCCTCAATAAATAAGGAAAATGAACTATTGATATGATTGATAATCCTTTGTCTTATGTTCTTATTAGACCAAATGCGATTAACAAAGAAGGACTACAAGAGCTTATACAGCACATAGAGTCTTCTTCATCAGAAGATCTTTCTGTTTTTGATGCTCAAGAAACAAATAGAACTGGAAGAACTTCTTGGGCAGTAGATAAAACTACTAGAGACACACAAATTGTTCCAATGGGGAACTTGTATCCAAAAATTGAAACCCTATTAAGAGAATGTGTAAGTCAAATTATAAATCCATTTTATGATATTGAAGTGAGTGGTAGTGAAATTCCACAGATACTTTCATATAGTATTGGTGGACACTATAAACCTCATATCGACGGCGAAAGTATTTGGGTAAGTCCAAGAGGAGAAAAAATTTGGAAGAAGAGTACTGATAGAGACATATCAACTGTATTTTTCTTAAACAATAACTTTGAAGGTGGAGACTTTGTTTTTCCAGATTTAAAGATAAGAATAAGACCAGAACCTGGAATGATGGTTTGTTTTCCTTCAAATCATCATTATATGCATGGAGTAGAGCCAGTTACAAGAGGAAAAAGATATTCTATAGTAACTTGGTCTACGATAAAAGGTATTCCTTCTATGAACGATGTTAATAGAGAATTGTCCAAAGAATATTGTGTTAATGTAATATAAATATTTAAAAATTTTTAGGAAAAATGCAGTATATTAAGCACTATTGGATACATACACACTCTGGAACTTATTGTTGTGTAGATAATCCTGTAGAAAAAAGACATCCTGAATCAGAATTTCCTGGTCTTGATGTAAGAATTTGGTCACACGATCCTGACGGAGTAGATATCTGCATTTCCAAAGTTCCTGATGGAGTTTCAATTTCAGATATCACTGATACCGATAGTGGGAAAAAACTGGTACAACAAATCACAGAAGCACAGTTTACCAATATAGAAACTTTGAATTCTGAAGCAAACACTCTTTCTCAAGAAGCGATGGAGGCAGAATTTTCTGGAGATCAAGATCTTGCGAATGCAAAGAGAGCAGAAGCAAACACTAAAAACTCAGAGTTGCTCGCAGCAATTCATGCTCTTTAATATCTCATAAATACAAAAAAATCATTTCTTTGACGGGAGTTTGAACTTTGGCATTTCAATCTATTTGGTATTCTACAGAATTGAATCCAAAAATTATAGAAATTATAGAAGAGGATATATCCAACTATTTTGACGAAAAGTTGGAAGATTCTAGAATAGGAGAAGGTGATTATGGAACTCTTGATAAAGAAAAAAGGAATGCTAGAAATGCCTGGGTCCCAACAAATCATTGGTTGGGTGGATTTGTTTGGCATTATGTACAAAAAGCAAATAGAGAAAACTTTAGATATGATTTAACTAACATTGATGGTGAGTCTCTTCAATATACTGTATATGGTCAAGGACAACACTATGGTTGGCATAATGACCAGTCCCTAACATCATATTATAAACCAGTTTCTGGAGGAAATAGGGGACATGGTGTAGATTTATTTCAAGATTTTGTAAATGAAAATTGTGAAAAGGTAAGAAAACTCTCATTTAGTTTATTACTTTCAGACCCAGATACTTACGAGGGTGGAAATTTACAACTACTTGATGAGTGTGGTAAACCTTATATTGTTCCAAGAAAAAGAGGAACTATCGTACTATTTGATTCTAGAACTCAACACAGAGTTCAAAAAGTTAAAAGTGGAGTAAGAAAATCAATTGTTGGTTGGGTAGTTGGTCCAAGGTTTAAGTAAAATATTATGACTGATCAAAAAGATTTTTTTAATAAGTATGGATATCTTTTGGTAGATAATTTATTCGATCCCAAAATGTTTTTAGAAAAACCACCAAGAGAAAGGGGTCATATAAATTATTATGGTAGAGAAGATAGATATTATCATCATGACATAGAACCTCAAGTAAATGGTTCTTTGGCAAGATATAATCACCCAAAGTTTAAATATATTCACAGTCAAGTCAGGTTAAAAATACAAAAAATTCTTGGTGAAGATTTATATAACACCTATTACTATGATAGGTTCTATTTTGCTGGGCAAGAATTAAAAAGACATTCTGATAGAGAGTCTTGCGAAATATCAGTAACTTATCAAATAAGTTCAAACTCATCAAAACCTTGGCCAATATATTTTGAGGATTTGTGCGGAGATGATAAGCATTTAAGTTTAAATGATGGACAAGCAGTTATATACAAAGGATGCGAAGTCGATCATTGGAGAAAAAAATTAAAGTCTAGAAATTCACTTCCCAAAAGAGCATTTAACAAGTTATTTTTTAAAAAAGATGATACATATCACCATCAAATATTTTTTCATTATGTAAGAGTAAATGGACTATTTGCCCACTATGCTTATGATACATATAAATAGTTAAAAAAAGATGGCAGCAACTCCTGTAGTAAACATAATAATTCAGCAGGGGCAGGACTTCAGTGAGATTTTTAGTTCAACTGAAACAGATAGTTCTGCTTCAAACTTATCTGGATATCAGGGTCTTTCTTATATAAGAAAACATCCAGAAGCAAAAACATTTGAAAGTTTTTCTGTAGGTATTACAGGTTTGACTGGAGAAGTTTCTATAGCAATGACATCAGGAAAAACATCCAGTTTAAATCCTGGTAGATATTATTATGATGTTGTTCTAAAATCTCCTTCAGGTTCTTTGTCAAGACTTGTTGAAGGTATGGCGTTTGTAAATGCTGGAATTACAACAGGAACTCCATAAGGAAGTAAAATCGCACAATTACAATGGCAAGAGTTGTAAGGAAAAGTTCTGGTAGTAGAGTTGTAAAAACTTCGACTTCAAAATCATCAGCAGATACTCCAAATGTAAGGTCTACAAGACAACCATCTCGTATAAGAGAGATGGGAGACGCTGATTTTGGAACTTTAAATGCTTCAAAAAATGGATATGTAATCACATACGACAGTGCAACTAATGATTTTATGCTTATATCACCCGATGATGTATTAGTAACATCAACTTCAACTCCAGCACCAGATGAATTTATTGATCAGTTAGAACAACAACTTGATTTGGGAACAATTGCCACCGGAGACATTGATGGTGGAGGATTCTGATGCCATTAAGGATTAAAGATTTTTTAGATTTTGACAAAAGAGATCTAACTAGCAATAAGGTATTGGTGTATGATAGCGATACAGATTCTTTCTTTTTAGAATCTCCAGATAAATTATTGTCAGATGCTGTTCCGGATGATCCAGAATCAATTCCAGAAGTATTTGTAGATCAAATTGAAAGTCAATTGGATGTAGATAACATGGATTTTGGTGCCATAGATGCAGGAAGATTCTAAATAATATAGATAATATATAAGTAAAAAATGGCTTCACCCGTAATTCAGCTTAAGAGAGGTGCTCTAGCTAATTTACCAGGTCTCCGAGCAGGTGAACCTGGGTGGACAACAGACGCATTCGACCTATACATAGGTTTAGATTCTACAACAGGTGGGAATAAAATTGTAGGTTCTCACCGTTTCTGGACAAATAGCACTGCTTCAACTGGAAGTGGTGTTAATCTTGTAGAAGGAACCAGCAACGGAACTTCATTCATTACCCTTAAGTCTCCAGATAGTCTTGCCGGTATTGTCACATATACTTTCCCCGGAACTGATGGTTCTAATGGAAATGTTCTCATTACCGATGGTAATGGGAATCTTTCTTTCTCGGCACCTGCTGCTTCCAGTTTCACTCTTTCTGCAGACACAGGAACTAACGATACTTTCAATACCGGAGAAACATTAACTTTTGCTGGTGGTGAAGGAATTGATACTGCAGTAACCAACAATACTATTACAATTTCTGGTGAAGATGCATCAAGTTCGAACAAAGGTATTGCTTCTTTCTCAGAAACAACAGATTTTACTGTAACCTCTGGTGATGTAGCACTCGCAGATACAGTTGTTAAGACCGTAACCACAGATAGTGGTGCTCTGACTCCTTCTTCACATGGATTCAGTGTTCTTGGTGGAGAAGGTTTAGACGTAACTCATACAGGAACCACAATTACGGTTGCTGGTGAAGATGCATCAGATACTAATAAGGGTATTGCTTCATTTGTTGCGGCAGACTTTGATGTAGCATCTGGAGCAGTTTCACTTGAGGACACTGTAGTTAAGGCAGTCACAACTGACAGCGGTGCTTTAACACCATCTTCACATGGATTTAGCATTCTTGGTGGAGAAGGTTTAGACGTAACTCACACAGGAACTACAATTACGGTTGCTGGTGAAGATGCTTCTACAACTAACAAAGGTATTGCTCAGTTTAATAGTTCTGATTTTGAAGTATCTTCGGGTGTTGTTGGGATTTCCACACTCTTTATTTCAACCATTAGTGTTACTGGTGGTGGAGGAGACATTAGTGGTAGTGGACATTCAATCAACTTTGCTGCTGGAGAGGGTGTAAATATTGGTGCTGCAGGAAGCACAATTACTATCTCTGCCGAAGATGCATCTGATAGCAACAAAGGCGTTGCTTCTTTCGATGTTACTGACTTCACAGTAACCTCTGGTGATGTAACAATCAACGCTGAGAGAATCCAGGACATTGCTGGAGCAATGGTTACTGGTAACACAGAAACTCTCATTACAGTAACATATCAAGATGCTGATGGCACTATTGACTTTGAAGTTGATAATGACCTTGCGAATTATAGCAACGCAACTTCAGCGTTCATTACAGCTTCTTCATCGGACACTTTAACCAATAAGACCTTTGATGCTAATGGAACTGGCAACTCACTTTCAAATGTAGAGGTTGCTGATTTTGCTGCTTCTGCTATCGTAACTGAAGGAGAAGGAATTTCCTCAAATGACAATGATACAACTTTACCAACATCAGCAGCAGTAAAGGACTATACTGATACTGCTATTGCTGCTGTAGACTTGACTATTACCACAGCAGGTGACAGTGGATCTGGTTCAGTTTCAACTTCACAGACACTTACTGTCGCTGGAACTGCAAATGAAGTTGAGACTTCGGCATCAGGTCAAACCGTAACTATCGGTCTTCCTAGTGCTGTAACAGTTACAACTTCACTGACTACACCAACAGTTCAGGCAACAAACCTGAAGGCAAATGATGGTACAACTTCTATTACCATCACAGATTCTACAGGTGCCGTTGAGTGTGCTCAAAACTTAACAGTTCAAGGAAACTTAATTGTTAATGGTTCGACCACACAGGTCAATACAACTCAGACAACCATTGAAGACCAACTTCTGGAACTGGGTATTGTTGATGGTTCAGCACCTTCTTCAGACCTTAACAAGGACCTTGGTGTTCTGTTCAACTACTATACTTCTTCTGCTAAGAAAGCAGCGATTTATTGGGATGACAGCACTTCAAGAATTGCTGTTGCTGATGACGTTTCAGAATCCAGTGGAGTTCTGACTGCTGCTTCATATGCTGCATTTGAAATTGGTTCACTTTATGTTAATGACTGTGCCGGTGCTTCTCAAGTTATTTCTTGTAGCGGTAGCACAAGAAGTCTGGAGAATATTTCAATTGATGGCGGATCATTCTGATTTTAGTTTAAATAAACTCTAAATAGAGGGGCAAATAGCCCCTCTTTTTTTATGAATGAGCAAGATTTAAAGTATATGGTTTCGACATATCAACAAAAGAGTTTCGATTTACTATCTCAAGTCATAGCAGCAGAATCAAAGGTTAGACAGTTGTCAGATTTGGTTCAGGCACAAAGTAAACAAATTCAATCGCAAGCAGAAGAGATTGAAAAGTTAAAGTCTAAAGAATCTACAACTAGAGCAAAAAAGTCAGCGGTAGAAAAGATTTCAGGTGAAGAGTTTTAGGATAAATATTTTATAGTATAACCCAATAAATATTGGGATTTTAGGTAAATACCATCGTCTTTAGTTAAATGGCAAATCCAACAATTAAGTTAAAAAGATCCTCAGTTCAAGGAAAAATTCCAACAACAGGACAACTTCCTCTGGGTGAGTTAGCTATTAATACTTATGATGGTAAGTTATTTTTAAAGAAAGACGATGGTACAGAAAGTATTGTAGAAGTTGGAGCAGGAACCGCTAACCAATTAACCACTTCAACTACATTTGGTGGAGATGTTAGTGGAACTTATAATGCAATTGTAGTTGCTAATGATAGTCATACACATGACACAAGATACTATACAGAAACAGAATCCGATTCAAGATTCTTAGGTATCAGTGCTAAAGCAGCAGATTCTAATTTACTTGATGGTATTGATAGTTCCCAGTTCTTGAGGTCTGATGCTGCAGATTCATTCAGTGGCACACTAACTGGTGCTTTGAGTTCAGGAGGCACCGCAATTGATTTGGCAACAAATGACAATTACGCTTCAATGCGCGTAATTAGAAATCAAAATACTGGTGCCTTCGCAGATGGCATGTACATTGGATATGCCAATGGAAATAGTGGTTATACAAGAATTTTTGGGGGTGGCGCAACAAGTGGCGGCATCACTGTCACAGGAAGTGGAGCAAGTAATGTAACTATTGCAGGAAATGTTGCTTGGAACGCAGGTAACGATGGTGCTGGATCAGCGTTGGATGCTGACTTGCTTGACGGTCAACAGGGTTCTTATTACCTTAATTATAATAACTTATCCAACAAACCAACTATTGGTAATGGAACTTTAACTCTGAATGTTTCTGGAACTGGTTTATCTGGTTCAACATCATTTACGGCAAACCAATCCGGAAATAGTACTTTTACTGTAACTTCTAATGCTACATCAGCAAATACAGCTTCAACAATAGTAGCAAGAGATGGTTCCGGTAACTTTAGTGCTGGTGCTATTACCGCAACCTCCGAAAGATTATCAGGAAATCTTTCTGCTTGGAATACTACAACGCCAGGAACAGGTCTTGGTGGATTACATTTAGGTGCAGCATCTGGAACAAGTAATGTTGGTCCTGCAATTACTTTCGGCGCAAGAGATATTTCCTCTGGAGGAACCGCACAGGCAGGTATTTACATCAATTCGGATGGTACATATGGAACCAGAATGTACCTTGCAACTTCTGATAATTATACAACTGGTTCTAAAGTTGCAATGTCTATCAGTGAATCGGGTATTGTCAATTTTTCAAGAGCAACTCCGACCTCTGGAGGAAACACAATATGGCACGCAGGTAATGATGGATCAGGTTCAGGACTTGATGCTGACTTACTTGATGGTATTAGTTCTGCCAGTTTCTTAAGATCTGATGCTGCTGATTCGTGGAGCGGAACACTTTCTTATGGGGCAAGTGATACTCACGGTCTTTCATTCCAAAACGCAACATATTCAGCAAACTCTTTGTATATTGGTGGATGGACAACAGCGAACACAAATGGCATCTCTAGGATTAGAAATTCTACTGGGAATTTACATATAGATTCTGCCGCAAATGGTTCTTTATACTTAAATCAGTATTCATCTGGTGGAGTATATGCAAGAGGAAATGTAGTCTGGCACGCAGGTAATGATGGTGCTGGATCTGGTTTAGATGCTGACTTACTTGATGGACAACAGGGTTCTTATTACTTAAATTATAGTAATTTTTCCAATACTCCAACTATTGGTAATGGCACTCTAACTTTAAATGTTTCTGGTACAGGTCTTTCTGGTTCTCAGACTTTTACTGCAAATCAATCTGGTAATGCTACATTTACTGTAACTTCTAATGCTACTAGTGCAAATACAGCAAGTACTATTGTTGCTCGTGATGCATCAGGTAACTTTACTGCAGGTACAATTACTGCTGCTTTGAGTGGTAATTCTACAACAGCAACTAATATCAGTGGATATTCGGGAACTTATTGGACTTCTAATAACGATGGTGCTGGAAGTGGTTTAGATGCTGATTTATTTGATGGACAACAGGGTTCATATTATCAACCTGCTTCAACGGCATTAAAAACATCAACCACATTTGGTGGAGATGTCAGTGGAACTTATAATGCTATTGTAGTTGCTAATGATTCTCACCAACACACTCAGATCTACTCTAAAGGGAACTATGTGTGGACATCTAGCACTGCTCCCAGAAACTTCCCAGATGGCATTTCTTTATCGTTTGTTCAATCATCTAATGGGTGGCAAAGCTACGGGACTGTAGTCAACTTCCATACATACCCCAACGATGGCGCAACTGCGCAGTTCTATTTTCCTTATAGCGCCTCGTTTGGAGGAAACTCCATGCAATACCGCCTAGGTCTCTACAACAATGCCGGGTGGACTGGGTGGAAAACAATTTGGGATAACACTAACGACGGAGCAGGTTCTGGACTTGATGCGGACCTGCTTGATGGTCAACAGGGTTCTTACTATGCGCCTAAAGCATCTCCTTCATTTACAGGAACTCCAACAGCACCGACTGCTTCTGCGGGGACAAACACAACTCAACTTGCTACCACTGCATTTGTCTCTACTGCAGTTTCAAATCTGGTAGATTCGGCACCAGGAACACTTGATACTCTGAATGAGTTAGCTGCTGCTTTAGGTGATGACTCCAACTTTAGCACAACTGTAACTAATTCTATCGCCACTAAATTGGCTCTTAGTGGCGGTACAATGACAGGAAACATTGCGTTTTCTGGTGCTCAAACTGTAGACGGTCGAGACCTTTCAGCAGATGGATCAAAATTAGACGGAATAGCAGCAGGAGCAGAAGTTAATGTTCAGTCTGATTGGAATGCTACTAGCGGTGATGCGTTAATTCTCAACAAACCAACAATCCCCACCAATAACAACCAACTGACTAATGGTGCTGGTTATATAACTTCTAGTGGAAGTATTACTGGTAGTGCTGGAACTCTTGATGGTCTTGATAGCACTCAGTTCTTAAGGTCTGATGCTGCAGATACTTCTTCAACAACTTATACCTTTACAAATACTTCTATTAATCCAAAATTGGATTTTAGCGGACATGCTGGTGCTGCTAACTACAACTACTTTATGAGAGCGAGTAATGACACTGGAGTTAAAGCAGTTCATTTTGTGAACGGCTCTACAAGGACTGGCGATGGAGGAATTAATACTTATACGATTAGAAACGACGCGGGAAGTCTCAGGCTGGGCAGATCAGAGTATTCCACTCTGATTGAAGGTTCTGGTGATTTAACCTTTAACGCCAATGAAGTTTGGCACGCAGGTAACGATGGTGCTGGTAGTGGTTTAGATGCCGATTTACTAGACGGTATTTCTTCCGCAAGTTTCTTAAGAGGTGATGTAGATGATACATTTACCAGACTGAGTGGAATCAGAGTAAGTTGTGGATTTGATTCGGGAAATGATAATTCTGTTGGTTGTTCAAACTGGTTTAGATCTAGTGGTTCTACAGGTTGGTATAATCAAACATATGGTGGTGGTTGGTACATGCAAGACACCACCTGGATTAGATCCTACAATAACAAGTCAATCTACCACAACACAGGAACATTAAGAACTGATGGAACTCTCCAAGTAGGTAGCGGCGGCGCAACATTTAATGCTCCAAATGGTGGAACAGTTACTATTTCAGGTAGTACTGCTTGGCACGCAGGTAATGATGGTGCTGGATCTGGTTTAGATGCTGACTTACTTGATGGTCTTAATAGCACTCAGTTCTTAAGGTCTGATGCTGTTGCTGCTGCGAGTCAACGAATACAATTCACAGCGAATAGTACTAATAATTGGGACAACATAGCAACAACCCAGGGAAATCTAGGTTGTATTGAAATTCGCAACGATGGTGCTGGAAATGATGCTTTTATGGCATTCCATGCTAGTAGTGACTTTGCCTTCTACTTTGGTCTTGATGCAAGTACTAATGACCTTTCTGTTGGTGGCTGGTCAATGGGTGCCAACAAATATAGAGTATGGCACGCAGGTAATGATGGTGCTGGTAGTGGTTTAGATGCTGACATTCTTGACGGTCAACAGGGTTCTTATTATCTTAACTACAATAACTTCACAAACACTCCAACAATCCCCACCAATAACAACCAACTGACTAATGGTGCTGGTTATATAACTTCTAGTGGAAGTATTACTGGTAGTGCCGGAACTCTTGATGGTCTTGATAGCACTCAGTTCTTAAGGTCTGATGCTGCAGATACCGCCACGGGCATAATAACATTTAATGCCGATACCAGATATGGAAGTCAAAGTTCTCAGCAGGGTGGAGGATTAGCAGTTCAAAGGGTATGGAATAAAAGCGTCGCAGCTGGTCAATTATATCAATTAGGAACTTGGCACGATACGGAAGGAACCGCTTCTATTTTAATTCAAGTTTCATCTGAAACCTCCGGAAATTCAGGAACTTCTACTTATCTTTGGCAGGGTGGATTTTCCCAATTAACAGGTAGTTATTATAGATTATATCCATTAAATGTAGGAAGAGGGCACGGTCAGGGTGCTGATACTGGAGAGAATACTAATGCTTGGCAAGTTTTCATATATGGAACAACTGTAACAGGAAGTAACTATATCTACGGTCTTGCAGTTCATGTAGCATCTGGTGCCAGTAATAAAAATTTAGTTGTAACTGCAACTGAGTTAAAGCGTGGCATGTCATTTACTGACCAAGGTAGTTCGTCAGTAATTACATCTTTTACTAACAGTGGTAACATCTTTAGTAACAGAACTGTTTTAGCAGAAAATGTAAAAATAGGAAGTTCTTTCAGTCAAGTTTGGCACGCAGGTAATGATGGTGCTGGATCTGGATTAGATGCTGACCTACTCGATGGTCTTAATGCAAACACTGCTGGAGCAAATGTTATATTAAAAACAAGTTCCAGTGGATACATTCTTCACGATAACTGGATTCGTATTGGTAGTGGAAATGGACTCTATAATTCCAATGGTGCGTATTTCTATGAAGATACAACATATGGGTGGTTCTCTAGATCAAGAATTTCTAATTCATCTTCAATAAGACTGCAAGTTTATAATGGAACTAATGTAGGTTGGTTGTATGCAGATTCTAGTTTAAATCAAGGATTTTTAAGCAGTGGGGGAGGTTGGAGATTATTTATCCCAAATAGTGGAAATATCAAGAGAGATAATTTATATGGGTTGTGGGATTCTGGTAACGATGGATCTGGATCTGGTTTGGATGCTGACTTACTTGATGGACAACAGGGTTCATATTATCTTAACTATAATAACTTATCCAACAAACCAACTATTGGTAATGGAACTTTAACTCTGAATGTTTCTGGAACTGGTTTATCTGGTTCAACATCATTTGCGGCAAATCAGACTGGCAATGCTACATTTACTGTAACTTCTAATGCTACATCAGCAAATACATCTTCAACAATAGTTGCTCGCGATGGTTCTGGTAACTTTAGTGCTGGTATAATTACTGCAGCATTATCTGGTAATGCAACTACAGCAACTAATATTAGTGGTTACTCAGGAACTTATTGGACTTCAAATAACGATGGAGCAAGTTCTGGACTTGATGCTGACCTACTTGATGGTCAACAGGGTTCTTATTATCAAAATGCTAGCAATATTAATGCAGGAACTCTCAATGATGCTAGATTAAGTTATAAAGAATTGGGAAGATCGCCTGTTGGTAATTTTGGACAATGGGCAAGTCATACAGCATTTAATGATTTTAATACACCTCCAACATATTGGGGATGGACATATCTGAATGGTACAGCAAATGCTCCAAATACATCCTCAGTACAGTGGTATAGAGGAAGATTTAGTTTAGGAAATGCATATGGTCTAGGCAGTGATGTTAGTGATTATTGGATGGAAATGGCAATACCAAGGTATAGTCAAGGTGGAGCTCCAGGTAATCTTTGGATTCGTACCTGTGAAAATGGTTCTGAACAGTCTTGGTATCAGGTAGCAGCAACCGTCAGCGGCAATACAACTTGGCACGCTGGCAACGATGGTGCTGGTAGTGGACTTGATTCTGACTTACTTGATGGTCAACAAGGTTCATATTACCTCAACTACAATAACTTATCTAACAAACCAACAATTCCCACTAATAACAATCAACTGACGAATGGCGCTGGTTACATCACCAGCGCAGATGGCGGCAACGCTGCAACAGTTGATGGTCTGGACAGCAGTCAGTTCTTGAGGGCGGACGCCAACGATACCTTCTCGGGCTCTCTGACAGGCAGCGGCAGCGCGAAGATCACCTTTGGACCAAACAGTACTTGGGGTAAGTATCTCGTTGTTGGCGGAAATGGTTACGGCGGAAATGCAAACACCGCCTCCATGGTTACGACTAACGGCAACCTGCATTTAGATGCAGCGACCAGTAGTGCCACTTACTTGAACTACTACGCCGGGACCGCAGGTGTTGCGTTCGGAACTGGTTCTACAGGCATCGTTGCTTGGATGGGTCCAGACGGCGATCTATGGAAGGGCGGTGCTGATAACTCTGGAAGTAAGTATTGGCACGCAGGCAATGATGGAGCAGGTTCAGGACTTGATGCTGACTTACTTGATGGTATTAGTAGTGCTGGATTTGTTACAACTCCCGGAAGTTCATCACAATTTATATCCGGAAATTCCGGTGGTGCCGTAAATCCAAATAATGTTACTATTAATGGAATTCAGTATGCGAATAGTGTTTCATTATTTGGACAAACTGATGGAGCATTATTCTCCCAGGCATATAATTCTTCTTGGATTGGTCAGATTTTCCAAGACTACAGAACAGGACAACTTGCAATCAGAGGTAAAAATAATGGAACTTGGCAGGCTTGGAGAACTGTCTGGGATTCATCAAATGATGGATCAGGTTCTGGTCTTGATGCTGACTTACTTGATGGTCAACAGGGTTCTTATTACCTAAACTACAATAACTTTACAAACACTCCAACAATTCCCACCAATAATAACCAACTGACTAATGGAGCTGGTTATATAACTTCTAGTGGAAGTATTAGTGGTAATGCTGCAACAGCAACCACTCTTCAGACGGCACGCACGATCAATGGAGTGAGCTTCAATGGTTCGGCAAACATTACTGCCGAACCTTACGTCGAACGCGATGACAGCACAAATGCCACGCGCTATCTAACGTTTGTAGATGACGCCACGGCCGCCTACAAGCGTCTGAACATGGACGCAAATCTTACCTATAACCCTTCAACGAATACCCTAGCTACCTCTATCAGCGGCAATGCTGCAACTGCAACTAATATCAGTGGATACTCAGGAACTTATTGGACTTCAAATAACGATGGAGCAGGTTCTGGACTTGATGCTGACTTACTCGATGGACTGAGTAGTGGAAGTTTCTTCAGAGCAGATGCTGCAAACAGTGTAGACGCAAGACTAGCAGCTGGAGACGGAAGAGGACTTAGATTCTGGGATAGTGATAATTATAAAATCTGGATGTCCCATTCAGGAAATGCAACCTGGGGCGGAAGACTAGATTCCACTTCTGATTACAATATGTACTTCAGAATGACTGGAGGAACAAATAGAGGATTTGTATTTAAAAATAGCACTACAAATGTATTCCAAATTGAGTCTAATGGACAAGTAAGACTTGCTTCAAATAATATCTACGCAGGTAATGCCAATATTGTATGGCACGCTGGTAACGATGGTGCTGGAAGTGGACTTGATGCTGACTTACTTGATGGTCAACAGGGTTCTTATTACCTTAACTATAATAACTTATCTAACAAACCAACAATTCCCACTAACAATAACCAACTGACTAATGGTGCTGGATATATAACCTCTAGTGGAAGTATTACTGGTAGCGCAGGAACTCTTGATGGTATTGATAGTTCCCAGTTCTTAAGGTCTGATGCCAATGATGAGGCTACTGGTTCTTATCTATTCAATAGAAACACTACAACGATTTCCAATAGTTCATATGCACAAGGACAGAACCACATTGAATTAAGAACTACAAACCAAACAAATCCAATTATCGGATTCCATAGGTCTGGATATAGTGCTACTGCGCTATATCACGCAGGTTATGGTATAAATTCCCTTAGAATGAGAAATGCTGATGGCAATGATGGACCTATATTCTCAACATTTAATGATGGTGCTGGATCTGGTTTAGATGCTGACTTACTTGATGGATATAACACTGCAACTGGAGCAACAGCAAATACTGTTGCAGTGAGAGATGGCAGCGGTCACTTGACTATGAACTATGGTTTCGCGGCATACTTTAATATGAGCCATGGAACTAGTACTCGTACTGCTGATACCATTTTCTATTCCTCAACAGACAACTATATCAGAAAAAATGATGCAACTGGAATGAGGTCATCTCTCAATGTTCCAACAAGAACTGGTGGTGATGCTAGTGGAACTTGGGGAATTAATATTACCGGTAGTGCTGCTACTGCTACTAGTGCTACTAGTGCTTCTTATTCCGATTACTTAACAGGTAGTGCTTTTGCGACTACAGGATCGCCATCAAATGCTCTGGAGTATCAGCAAGCTGCTAGTATTTCAGACACAAGATTAGCACCCACTACAGATTGGTATAACACAATCAGAATGGGTCATGGAAATCCTTATAATTATTATAGCAATACTCTTGCTATGCAAATGACCGGTACTGGTGCTGGTCAAATAAGGACTCAGTTAATTTCAAATAATAGTCCACAAGGATGGAGAACTGTCTGGGATTCGTCGAACGATGGATCAGGTTCTGGATTAGATGCTGACTTACTTGATGGTCTTAATGCTGCAACAACAGGTGCAAATACAATTGTAAGAACTGATGGTTCCGGAAATATTGCAGCATCTGGTAATGTCACAGCATACTCTTCTGATAGAAGACTGAAAGAAAACTTCAACCATATTGATTCTCCAGTTGAGAAAATACAAAAACTTAATGGTTATACCTTTGACTGGAATGAGAAATCAAAAGAACTTGGATTTACTCCAAAGCATGAAAAGAATGATATTGGTTTAATCGCACAAGAAGTTGAAGATATTCTTCCACAGGCAGTTGCACCAGCACCATTTGATACAAAATCAAATGGAGAATCTAAATCTGGAGAGAACTACTTAACAATTCAATATGAGAGACTTGTTCCATTGCTGGTTGAAGCAATTAAAGAACAACAAAACCAGATAAATAAATTGACTCAAGAAATTGAGCAACTTAAAAACTAAGTTTTACAATATAAATAAAAAAGCAAAGGAAATTTTACAATAATGAGCATTACATATGAAATGGCAACATATGCTGCCGAAGATACCACTGTAGAAGTAACATATACAAATGCAGATGGGCATACCCATAAAAGAACTATCAATATTCCACGTTTGGAAGATGGTTCTGTAGACGCAGATTACCTTCAAGAGATTCTTGAAGGACAACTTAGAGGAGTTGAGAATAAGGTTGCTGTTGGAGCAATTACTTTTGTTGATCCAAATGCAGCACCTGAATCAGACCCAGCAGCAGCGGAAGAACCACCAGCAGCAGAGTGATTAATTAACTTATGACACTACCGTCTTCTGGAGCAATATCTTTATCACAAATAGCAGGCGAGTTCGGTGGAAAGAATCCACTAGAGCTTGGTGAATATCGTGGTCAAGATAATGCTCCAACGACTGGTGCCATAAGTTTTTTCAATTTTTATGGGACCGATGGTATTCCTACAAGTGGTCTCCAATATCATTATGATGGTCAGATTTCTGAACATAATGATCCTTCAGCAGGAAATGTTCAAGATTTAGGTTCAAGTAACTATACCGGAACCTTGACCAATGGTGCTGCGTATAACACTGGAGACTTTGGTAAGGTAGTACTTGATGGTGTTGATGACTATGTAAATCTGTCTGGATATAATGGAGTCACTGGTACAGGAGCAAGAACTTCCATTGTATTTTTTAAACTTGATGCATCACCACCATCTGCAGTTCAAAGACTTTTAACTTGGGGAGACCCCACTGCCGGAACCGGTAAAAAGTGGGCAATGGAAATCAATACCAGTGGTCAATTTAATTTGGGGGTTGGTGGTGCTTATAGATTAGCAACTAAAACCCTGACTACAAACACTTGGAATATGATTGCTGCCACATTTTCCGGTGGTTCTGGTGCGGGTACACCATCTGCTATTTTTAATTTTCTTTATGTTGGCACTAGAGTTAGTGGAACCGGAGTTCCTGCCAATACAACAGTTACCGCATTTAATAGCAGTACAGGTGCTATTACATTATCAAATAATCTTACTACCACTTTATCTAACACTACTTTAACATTTACCAATGACTACCTAATTGCTACTGGTGGATCTGGTGGTGGCGGTGGTGGTGCCAGTGGAGGTAGTGGTGGTTCTTCTAGTGGATTAGAAAGAACCGCTGGTGGATCTGGTGGAAACGGAGGAAACTCTGGTTCTAATAGCTCTTATGGCGGCGGCGGTGGCGGTGCTGCTGGTTATTCTGGTAATGGTGGTAATGGTAATAATGGAACTAGCGCCAGTGGTAGTTCTGGTTCCGGAGGAGGTGGCGGTGGTGGTGGTTCCACTAACGGTGGCGGTGGTGTAGGAATATACGGTGCTGGATCTAGTGGATCTGGTTCTGGTGGTGGTTCTGGTGGTGGTTCTGGAAATAGTTCAAGTTCCATTGATGGTGGAGATGGAGGAGCATATGGTGGCGGCGGCGGTGGCGTTAGAGGTTCTGCTTCCTCTTCATATATTGGTGGTTTTGGTGGATATGGAGTAGCAAGATTTGTTTGGGGTAGCAATTCATATCCGTCAAATGCAGCAAATGGAATATCAACACAACAAACATTCACCTCTAGTGGAACATTCACAGTTCCTTCAGGAGTAACATCTATCTCTGCTCTCGTCGTCGGTGGTGGCGGCGGTGGTGGAGATAACGACCCAGACAAGCACGATGAACCAGGCGCTGGTGGTGGCGGCGGCGGACTTGCTTATGGAAGTTGGACCGTTTCTGCTGGTCAACAATATACAGTAACCGTTGGAACTCGTGGAAATAGAGGTAATGGAGATGGTTCTCCCGGAGGTTCTGGAGGAACTACAAGTATTTACAGATCAGAAACAGAATCAGTATCAGGAACCACAGGAACCAACACAATTACTGCTGGATCCGGTGCTGCTAATGACATTCCCAATATAACCTTATACCATAACGCACAAAAACTTATAAATTATAGTGATGTTGCTGGAGCTATTGACACATCAACGGGAACAAATGTTGCTATCGGTCGTGCTAATGCTGGGGCAGCAGGTAATGTTGATGGAGAGGTTGCCAAAGCATTAATTTATAATAGAGAGTTAACTCACGCAGAAATTGGTCAGATATACAATGCAAAATGCGTAGCACTTGGACTATCTCAAGAAAGTATATCAACTGAAACTGGAGGGGGAAGTTATTTTTCACCATACCCATATGGTTACTTTGGTGGTGGTGCTGTAGTATCAAGAGTAGAACGTATAGACTACTCTAACGACACAGCAACAGCATCACCAAAAGGACCATTAAGTAGTGCTAGAGGATACCTAGCAGCAACAGGTAATAGTTCTTTTGGATACTTTGGTGGTGGTACTCCTGGTTCATTATCAACAGTAGACCGTATAGATTACTCTAATGACACGGCAACAGCATCACCAAAAGGGCCATTAAGTTCTACTAGATATAGATTAGCAGCAACAGGTAATAGTTATTTTGGATACTTTGGTGGTGGTCAACCTGGTCCAAGATCAACAGTAGACCGTATAGATTACTCTAATGACACAGTAACAGCATCACCAAAAGGACCATTAAGTGTTCAGAGACATCTTTTAGCAGCAACAGGTAATAGTTCTTTTGGTTACTTTGGTGGCGGTTTTCCTGGTCCAGCATCAAGAGTAGACCGTATAGATTACACTAGTGACACAGTAACAGCATCACCAAAAGGACCATTAAGTACTCAGAGATATGCTTTAGCAGCAACAGGTAATAGTTCTTTTGGTTACTTTGGTGGCGGTTATTCTCCTTATTTTTCAAGAGTAGACCGTATAGATTACTCCAACGATACAGCAACAGCATCAGTAAAAGGACCCTTAAGTCTTGCTAGAAGTGGATTAGCAGCAACAGGTAATAGTTCTTTTGGTTACTTTGGTGGAGGTGTTTATAGTTCAACAGTAGACCGTATAGATTACTCTAATGACACAGCAACAGCATCTGTAAGAGGACCATTGAGTTATATATCATACCTATCAGCAGCATCCGCAGAAGCTAATGGATATTCCGGACCTACCCCTCCTCCTTCCCCTGCTCCTGCTCCAACATATTCCATTACACAGACAGCAATAGAAATTTGGGAAACAACTAATGGACCTACACAATCCACAACATTTACAATAACTACGGCCAATGTTGCAAATGGAACAACTCTATATTGGACTTGTGGTGGTGGTAATGTTTCATCTGCAGACTTTACTCAAAATACAACTTCCGGATCTTTCACTATTAACAACAATACTGGTTCTGTAACTTTAACTGCCAGAAATGATGGAGTTTCCGACAATAAGGAAACATTCTTTTTGCAAGTTAGAACTGGAAGTACTTCAGGAACAGTTGTAGCAACCAGTTCACAAATTACAATTAGGGAGTAAATATCAATAATAATGGAAAGAACTGTTGGAAGATTGTTATATCCTCGTGGTCCTGGAAAGGATCATTTTAGTTATGAGGAAAATAAAAGAAGGCAAAATATATCAGATAGAACCGCACTCAAAAGAGCAGGTTATAAAAGACACCCAAAAAGTTTATCCCAAATAAAATTTAAAAAAGGACACCATACATTTTCGGATTATCATTATACTAGAGTTATAATATATTCAGATTTATCTGATTATGTGACAAGAATTTTAAAAGTAAAAACTCCAATACAGGGTGGAGTTACACCTACTCGGAAAAGATCTCTTCATGCAAAGCAAGTAAAAAGAAAAGTTGGTGGAGATAGAACTGAAAGAAAGGTATATAATTTAACAGTGAGGTTAAAAGAAGATGTAACTACCGCTGGTGTTTCTTTAATGACACTTGGCAGAAGTTTCCATAGAGAAATTTTTATTGGTTGTCCAGAAACAATGAAAATATACGATGTAAAACCAGGATATTTATTAACATCAAGACCAACTTCGCACTCAAGACTAAAACAATTTACAAAGTGTGGAGAAAATTATGACTTGAGAATGAGAGATTATAAAATAACATCTAATGGGTGTTGGTTTATTGGAATAATATCAAAAATTCAAAGAGTAAAATAAAAATGATAAACAGAACATATCTTATAATTCCCGCAGGAGAAGTATCAAAAGTTGATTTCTCTCAGATAGTGGAAAATTCAGACAATCTTCAATACTCTCCTGATGGACAATACACTGTTATAAAATGGGATTCTGATTCCCCAGAACCAGATTTTATTTCAAATATTGCAGGTTCTCATGGGCCATATAATCATGATCAAATGAAAGAAATTATCCGGATGTATTCTCATCTTTATGATTGATTTGATTCATATGCAGAAATATTTTCAACATGAAGTGGACCCATAGGATCTCCAACCCAATCATCTGCAACTGTCGATGGTTTAACACCATTCAACCATTCCTGCACTGAAAGAAATACTCCTCCTTGGTCTGAAGAATATCCACCATGCCATTGGTCATGACCAACATATATTGCTCTACCTATTAGATCGTTTCTATTTGGAGTTAAAAATACACTTCCAGAGTGCCTAAATGTTACTCCTCTTATTGCAACTTCAAAACTATCAACATTTGGGTGAGTGTGATCTGGAACAATAATATTTGGGCGCAAAATATAAAGTTGAACTTGGAATTGTCCTTCTCTATGAAGAGTGTATGCATGAGTTCCATCAATAAAACTCACACTGTCTTCTGGAGATAACCATGGAGAAATCTTTAATTCATTAGTGACAAACTTAAGATATTTCTCAAGACCAGTCTTTGGTTCAAAATTCCAGGTGTCTATAATATGCATATTTTTTTTATTTTATGCATATTTAGTATCACCATAAATAGTCCAAATTAACACATTGACTTCGTGTATGGATAACTTTGTCAAATTGGCACTTGAAAATGGTGGCAGTATTCACCCACTTATAATACCATCTAAAGATTTAAAGGGTCCAGCACTCACAAATCCTTCAGTATATTTGGATGGTGATAAGGTTAGAGTAAACTTAAGAAATATTAATTATACTCTATACCATTCAGAAAAGAAAAAATATTCTCATCCTTGGGGTCCTTTGGTGTATATTCACCCAGAGAATGATATTCATTTGAGAACTAATAATATCATGTGCGAATTGGATGATAACATGAACATAACCAGGTATGATCATGTAGACACAAGCACACTTGACAAAACTCCAATATGGGAATTTGTAGGTCTTGAGGACTGTAGAATTGTTAGGTGGGATGGCAAACTATACATTACAGGTGTTCGTAGAGATACTACAACAAATGGACAAGGAAGAATGGAATTGTCCGAGTTGGATATAACACCAGAAGGTATAAAAGAAGTTTCAAGACACCGTGTACCCGTTCCTGGAGATGATTTAGGTGACGAAAGTTCTTATTGCGAAAAGAACTGGATGCCTATTGAAGACTTGCCATATCATTATGTTAAGTGGACCAACGGAACTGAAGTTGTAAAATATAATATAGAAACTGGAAAGACTGAACAAGTAGCAATATCTCACTGGAGAGAACTTGGTTGTATTGCTTTGCGTGGTGGTTCTCAAGTAATTCCTTTTGGCGAATATAGATTCTGTCTTGTCCATGAAACATTTCTAAAGAGAAGTCTAGTAGATAGAAAAGACGCTACTTACAGACACAGATTTGTTGTGTGGGATAAAGACTGGAATATTGTAAAAGTATCCAGACAGTTTTCTTTTATGGAAGCAGAAATTGAGTTTGCTGTAGGAATGACTAGATATAAGAATGATTTACTTATAACTTTCGGATTCCAAGACAATGGTGCATATCTTTTGAGAGTAAATAAAGAATTTATAAAGGAGTATATTACAAATGACTGATATGAAAGTTTCCATTATTTGTCCATGTAAAGATAGAGATGAACCATTACAGACTGCGATACATTCATGGATAGCACATGAAGAAGTATCTGAAATTATTATTACAGATTGGTCTTCAAAGAAGTCTCTTGACTACCTTACAAAGATTAGTGATAAGATCAAAATAATAACAGTGAAGGGTGAAGAATACTTCAACATGCAACAACCACTTAACTTAGCATTGAGTGTTGCCACTGGAGATTACATTCTCAAAATGGATACTGATTATATTTTAAATACATACCCCGAGTTTAACTTTTTTAATGCTGTAAATTTGGAAGATGATTCATATTTTTGTGGGGACTATATTACAGAAGATGTGAATGATAGATCTGTTGCTGATAGTCATTATGTAAAGTATTTGAGGGGTGTTTTATATGTAAAGAGAGAACACTTACTAAAAATAGGAGGATATAATGACAATTTTGGAGATTACTATGGAAATGATGATGGTGAAGTTAATCAAAGGTTGAGTCTTCTTGGTTTAAAGAGAAGGACTTTTGATTCGCAATGTCCATATTTTACAATGATTCATATGCCACACAAAAACAAGAGAAGATATGAAAACTTTAAAGCATTTAACGTAGACAAGACGGAAGAAAACTTGATTAGGTCTCAACTATCAAATAACTGGAGTGGTGACCCTTTAGAATGGCAATTGGAATACATTTTAGCAAATAGGCATATTCATATAAATCAAACTCAACAAAATCCACAGTCTTATTATGTTGAACCTAAAACTAAATGGAAGACAACCAAAATAAGTGATCAAATGTTTTTTGCTGAAAAGATTGGAGGTTGAGTTGAATGTCTTTAATATCAGTTACAGAGTCTGTTAGGTCAAACAACTTAGATGTGAAAGGAGTTATTCATATCGGTGCTCATTATGGTGGATACGATGGAGAAGAGATAAAGGAATATGTTGACCTAGAAGCAAAAAGAATTGTATTGTTTGAACCATTAAAAGAAAACTTTAGAGTTTTATATAAAAACTCAGAAAAGTTTAATTTAAATAAAATAGAACTTCACAATGTTGCTTTGGGTAGTCATTGTGGTTTGATTGAAATGAATGTTTCTAGTAATGATGGACAAAGTAGTTCTATATTAGATCCAACTATTCATTTAGATGCTCACCCAGAAGTTTCATTTTTGGGTAAAGAAGAAGTCGGCATAAAAACCTTGGACGAATATAATATCAATGACTGTAATGTCATGGTTATTGATGTTCAGGGATATGAGTTAGAAGTTTTTAAGGGAGCAGAAAAAACTTTAAAGAAAGTTGATTGTATTTTTTGCGAAGTTAATAATGAGGAACTATACAAAGGAACTCCAAGAGTTGAAGAAATAGATGAGTATTTAAGTCAATATAATTTTAAAAGAGTAGAGACGAAATGGTGGAATAATAATCTATGGGGAGATGCTCTTTACATTAAAGAAAAGAATAAACTAACAAACTTTCCATTAACTTTTTTTGTAAGTTTAAATGAAAGTGAAGATAGAAGAAAAAACTTATTAAATCAGTTTAAGGAATATAACTTTGATAAGTATGTCGGCATTTTATCTCCAAGGTTTAAAGACTGTAAAGATGAAGTTATTGGAGCATATGCATACACACTCAATGATGGAACTAAAGGTTGTTGTGTTTCTCATTTGAAAGCAATTTCTATTTGGTATAACAATACAGATGAAGAAATTGCTTTCTTCTGTGAAGATGACTTATCTTTAGAAACTGTCAAATACTGGAACTTTACTTGGGAGGAGTTTATAGAAACTCTTCCTGATGATGCTGAATGCGTTCAACTTCTTACTATTAGAGATGACTTTGATACATTTGAATTGAGAGATAGAAAGTGGAATGACTGGGGAGCAACAGCATACATTATGACTAGAAAGTATGCTAAGAGGATACTTGATCATTATATCACAAAAGACTCAAAATACAAACTTGAAATACCAAACTCTGATGCTCAACCACTTGTAGAGAATATTCTTTTTACAAATATGGGTAAAGTTTATACCATTCCTTTATTTGTGGAAGAAAACAAGTTTCAGTCTACTTTTGATCCGGGTGATGATCTAGATGTGAAAGGAGGTCAAAAGAATAATCATTATATTGCTAGTAAAACTGTATTGGACTATTGGAAAGGTAAAATGAAAAAATCAACTTTAGAGCAACTTTTAACTGAATATGGGTTGGACACAGAAAATCCAGAGATAAACTTTAAAGTTGGTCTTGAATATGAAAGACTTGGACACAATGCTCCAGCACTCTCATTCTTCTTAAGAGCAGCAGAGAGAACTGAAGACGATCTTCTTGCTTATGAGTCTCTCATACATGGTTCAAACTGTTATGACAGGCAAGGAACTAGAGATACAACTGCTAAAGGACTTCTTCAACAAGCATTGTGTATTCTTCCCAATAGACCTGAAGCATACTATTTGATTAGTAGGTTTTCTGGTAGAAGAAACTGGTGGCAAGACTGCTATATCTTTGCTGATCAAGCACTCAGAGTTTGTGACTTTGAGTGTGAACCATTATCAACTGATGTTGAATATGTTGGAAGATATTCTCTTATTTACTTAAAGGGAGTTGCTGCTTGGTGGTGGGAAAAGGTAGAAGAATCTAAAGAACTCTTATTGGATATACTCAATAACCATGAAATGAATGAAGAGTTTAAGAATCTAACAATAAAGCAGTTAGAACTTATGGGATACAAAGCAGAGATAAAAACAACTCCAAGACTAAGTATTCCCTTGAAGAATGGCATTGAAAGTTTAAGTAAGATTCTTAAGAGTATAGATTGTTCTATTGAAGACTTGAATATTGATGATGGTGGATATAAGGAACTATCAGAGTATTTGAATGAACTAAGTATAACTCAAAACTGACCCCTTGACAAGTCACTGGATTGTCTGTAGAATACCTTTGTCAGGGTTGATGGGACATCTATGAGCTCTGATAAACACTTAAAGATCTTTTGAAATTTTTATGAAAACCAAACGTAAGTTTGTAAATGCCTTTCCTAAGAGTTCTAGTGCAAAGAATTACTTTGACCATAGAATGAGTTCTCTTCATGGTATGGAAGTTATGGAAGAAACTGATGACCAGTTCTATTTGGTTTCAATCAATCAAAGATGTGGTTTTTGGTGTGGTAAGAAAGGAAATGATCACTGGAAGATTACAAAGTAATCATAGATAGTATTATAGTATGGTAAGTATGCCATGTTCACTTTAATTGCTGTTGCAGTTATTTCATGCTCTGATGCTAATGCTATTATAAGGAGAGTTTATAATAACAGTTATCTTAATGATACTGAAAAGAAGGAATTAGTTGACACTGTTCTTTCTGCGACTTCTCCTGACTGTTCTATTTCACAAAAAACAAAATGAAAGACCAAAACCGCATTACAGAACCAGAGTCTAAAGAAATTAAATGGAACAGAGGTTTAGACTTGTTTATTGAGTCTGTATATAAACCAGATTCAGAACTTCGTCAATGTGCTCACAATCAGATGTGCTATAATGAGTTAATGGAAATTCGTTCTATTGTTCTAGAAAATCTTAAAACCTTGAGGAAATGACTGAAAGAACACATAAATGGAGAGAAATCTTCAGTGAAATTACAGCAGACAATGGATACTATGAGTTTGGTAAAGTCAACTTTTACAATCTCACTTCGCTAATCGAAGATCTTTATGTTAAAATTGAAGAACTTGAGGAGAAACTCAATGACAAAGGAAATTGACCCACAAAAAGTTGACTTGCATCATCAATATATTAAAGGTCGTCTCGCTGATATAGTTGGAGAGTATCTTGATGATGATAACTATTCTTGTTTGACATTTATTAATGATCTGAATAACGCTGTAAAAGAATGGGAAAAATACCATAAAAAGAAGCATGATAAGGCATCAGCAGTTTTGGCATTTATTGCTGGACCTTCTGATAATTTAACGGGAGGTATTACTTGTTCTGATAGTAGCATCATTCACTTCAATTATACTGAAGAAGAACTGAATGCAATGTGCGACAAAGCAGAATCGGACCAAGAAAAAGAAAGGTGTCAAGATTATAATCTGCGTGAAGCAGAATATTATAATCAACGTGCTAAACTTGACATTGCGTCTACCAAGAAAGATTGGGATGATTTTTGGGAGCACAAATGAAGGAAGTTAATTTGTTTCCTTATGAAACCTTTGGGATTCGATTGGAGCACAAAGATGACGGTAAAGTCTGTTGGTTTTCTTGTCAGGAACACCTTGACAAGTACATAGACAGACATAAACTTAAACCCAAAGAAGTCAAACTTGATTATAAGAATGACAAGCAAGTTAAAAAAGTTAAAGTCAACAAAACGGTCCTAAACTCCAAACCAAAATGTCTGAAGAAATGAAACTTCACTTGGCACTTGTTCAAATTGACAACCTGTCACATTTATTTGAAGGAAATGAATTTGAACAGTTTCTACACAACAAACTTGTAAGTGTAGAAGTAGAAGTTAAACGTCAACTCTCAAAATACCAAAATGCCTGAAGAAAAACAATTTTATGATGATGGTGCTTTCTATGTGGAGCAGTCACGTTGGAAAATGTGGAACTCCTACGATAAAGACGGAAAATGTATCCTCACATCACTTACTGAAGAGCATTGCGTAAGAGCAACAAGATTCTATCTGAAAGGTGTTCAAGAAGGTTGGGGAGATTCAGTTACTCATGAAGGAACTGTTGGCGGAAAACTCTAACTTATGGTATAATAATAACAATTACTAAAGAATTATGGCAACTCGTACATTTGTAAGCACCAAAGGTGATAGTTGGGAATGGGAAGAAACCCCAGAAAGTATCAAGGCACTTGAAATCTACTGGCAAATTGTAGAAGAAAATAAAAAGAATGCTGGTTGACTTTAGGAAGATAGTTGGGGAATATGACCCAGAACGTCCTGCATTAGATCTTACAACACCATGGTACGAGTGGAACTCTTACTGTGAATGTTGTAGGAGTTTGAATGCTCCAGGTCAACCACGTTTAGGTAGATTTATGGCATTTCAGAGTTATTTTAAATACATAGGAGTTTAAGTAGAACTAATGTCACTAAGCAATTCTGTAGAAGAAAGTTTGAAAGAAGCAGAATCTAGTCTTCGTAATGCTCTAGCATTCGCAGCAAGACAAGAAAAACCATTTGTTTCGAGAGAAATCTCTGAAATGATCTGTAAGATTGATAATCTGCGTAAAGCAGATAAAATCATTGATAAAATTGAGAACCGTATGAAGGACGGTGGAGATAATAATGGATTGTTTGGCACATTCTTTGGTTAAGTTTCATTTAGCAATCCCAAAGAGAATCTTAAGAAAACTTCATTCTTGATTAAATAGCAGTATAATATCAGGAAACGCACACAAACTATGACACTGACTCAAGAAGAGTGGAAAGAGTTGAAAGATCTTAAGAGAGCAATTAATGAGTATCCTGCTTCCGTTCACTGGGATAAGATGGAACGTTTTGGTTATCTTATGGTGAAAAGTTTGAATGGCGATTGTGAGAAATATCAAACAATCAAGACCAAATAAACCAGTAAGTCAAGTGGCACATACCACTTGACTTTTTTGTTAAATGGGACTATTATCTAAAAGTAATACCAAAGAGGTAAATGGCACAGAAATTCTTATACGTCGTTGATCATTTTGTCCCCTTTCCAAGTTCCGAATATGGTGGGGTTTGGAATGTAATCGCAAAAGACGATGATGAATGCTTCGATCTCATTAAAGACTACGATGGGGGTTTTAACGAAGAGTTTTATGTAAACTTGCGTGATAGAGTTGTAAACTCACGTAATTATCCTCTGTCTTCTAATGAAGAATCGTGTGTAGTTGAGTCCTTTACCACCTAATGGCAGAAAAAATGTCAAGAACTGATGCTCTAGTTTTTCATCTCAAGAGAGAACATGCAAATCAAGTTGACTACTTGAGGGAGCAAATACTAAATCAAAAGAAAGAAATTGAGTTTCTAAAAAACCAAATAAAACTTATAACAGAAGGCAGAACTTACGATTGCTAAAATGACTGATAAAGAATTAAACATATACATCCTCGAAGACTTTTGTTGCACAAGAATGGACGAACTTGTTGAAGAAGACAGGTTTGACGATTCTCATGCTATCTTCCAAGAGTTTATGTTTGATTGCGACAAAAAAGACTACTTCTTTCTTGAGGACTTAACTAATGTTTGTTGAAGGTGCCGAAGTAGAATATGATGGTCATTTTGGTGTTATTGCATTTATATGTGATGACTATTCAGTTCTTAAACTTCCAGCAGTAGGAAAAAATAACAACCCAGCAAGATTGCTTATATTTAAGCAATATTATTCAAAAGTAACCGTATTAAAAGATAGTGGGAGGTAAAATGTCAGAAGAAATTCCTTTATATGATCTCCAAGAAGAGTTGACAAATGGATGGTTTACTGTAAATGAGGGAAAAAATTTAAATAAAGAAGACTGTACTAACCTATACAATACTTTACTTCGACAAGGAGTAAACCCACGTAGGTTAAAGATAGTTAGAGTTGCTTAGGACACCCGAATAACTGGCACAGACCCCTTGACTTTTGGTTGAGGGGTCTGTATTATTTGTATATTGATATTTTTATTGATGATTCAACTCCGACCACATCAGTCTCGCGGTTGTGACGCGATGATTGTGAATGATAAGGGTCAAATCATTGTACCTACTGGCGGTGGTAAGACCCTGACTATGATTATGGATGTTAAGCGTATCCTTGATATTCAACCACAAACTATTGTTGTAGTTGTTCCTCGTATTCTGCTCATTGAGCAGATCTGCCATGAGTTTCTTGAAGTTATCGACACCAAGAATGTTCATGTGATGCATGTGCATTCTGGAATCACACGTCATTTCAGTAGCACAAGACCCAAGCAAATTCATATGTTTGCGAATGTTGCTCGTACCGCTGGTGAGAGTTGCATTATCTTCACAACTTACAACTCCCTCAATCGTATTCAGCAGGCAGACATTGAGGTCAATACCATTTACTTTGACGAGGCACACAATAGCGTAAAGAAGAACTTCTTTCCTGCTACTGAGTTTTTCTCCAATGAAGCAGATCGTTGCTATTTCTTTACTGCAACTCCTGTTCACTCTGTTGCCACTAACAAACCCGGCATGAATGACGCTGAGGTTTATGGTAATGTGATCTGTAAGGTTCCTGCTCCTGAACTTGTTCAGGGTGGATTTATTGTTCCCCCCAAGGTATCTGTAAGGCAGATTGATATTGCTTGCTCTAACGCCTTTGAGAGGGACTGTAAGCACCTTCTAGACACTGTTGAGGGTGAATATATCACCAAAGGTCTAATTTGCGCAAAGTCCACTAAACAGATCGTTGGACTGATGTCTAACACCAGTTTCCTTCAAGAAATGCAAGAGCGTGGTTATTCTGTGCTCTACATTACTGCTAAGACTGGTGCAGTTATCGACGGCAAGAAGGTCAATCGTGAGGAGTTCTTTGACACTCTGAACGCATGGGGTAAGGATAACTCTAAGAAGTTTGTAGTTCTACATCACAGCATCATTTCTGAGGGCATTAGTGTCTCTGGTCTTGAGGCAGTTGTGTTTATGCGTTCTATGAACTATATTGGTATTCTACAGAGTGTAGGTCGCACACTGCGCCTACAC